GTTCGCCAATGCGCGAATCTTCTAGCCACGAGAAGCGGTGGAGCTCACTGCCTGTGGCGTGTTGGACGAACTGGGGAGTAAGTTGCCTGTTAGGAAAAGAATTACAATTCCACAGAATAACACTACTCCAATTTTTTCGAGGATAGTCTTCATTTTTTGATCCTAAGTATTTTACAGGCATCCGAGTTTTGTAGTCATGTTTGACCACCATCACATCGTTATACGGATTCTGCAGTTCCCATAACTTCACAATATCATCACGCACAATCATGTCGCCGTCAATAAAGATGGCCCAACCGGTGTATTCTTGCAGGTGTGGTACTAGAAAACGAGTATAGATAAAGTGATTGCTTCCGTCTGTATGTGTTTCTTCGTAGTCACGAAACAAGTTCAGGGCCACGGGAATAATAGCCACAGGCTTTGATGCATGTCTTATGATTGAGTTAGCACAGGTGTGAAAAGCAATGGCTTCTCTTGGGTCGTACCCTACATAAACTGGTATGGCTTTCATCGGCGCTCGATGTCTTCTTCCACACAGTTTTCGCCAAACTGAATTTCGATTATTTTAAGTGGCTGGTCGGTTTCGTTACACAACATGTGCCACTGATTCTGTTTGATCCAGATATGCTCATGCACTCCAAAATGACCAATGAGATCGTGATCACTAGAATTGTCCAAGGTGTACACAGCGGCTTCGCCCTCGGCCACAAACCAAAACTCAGCACGTCGATCATGTCGTTGCATGCTTAAACATGTTTTAGGTGCTACAGTTAGTTCTTTGAGTTTGGTATTTGCACCAACTTCGTGTAACACACGATAGTAACCCCAGGCACGACCAGTTCGTGGCTTTTTCCAGTCTTCCAGTATCCACGAACTGGAGTTCATCTTGTTTTCGCCGCCTACACCAAACACAAACTCCACATCATCAATGATCATTTCAGGAATGTTGTCTTGAGTACGATCGCCGCCATTGGCAAACACAATTTGATCTTTAGGATACCGTGTTTTCAACAGTCGAATAGCATCACAGCTCGAACCGTCAGAGTCGTTGTAAACAACAACTTCGTCCACGATCTTCAATGCGCTGACCAATTCAAATCTCTCGCTCATGGGCATGAATGGTTTGCCTTTTTTACGAGTAAGCCATTCGTCGGAATTGAGGCCAACTACAAGTTTATCACCTAGTTGTTTTGCTGCCTGAAAGTAGGCAAGATGTCCAGAGTGGATGGGGTCAAAGCCCCCAGTTACAAGTACAATTTTCATGTAGATATTTACACCTGTATGTCTTCCATGCCTGCAGTTCTTAGCCTGACCACGTGACCCATTTGCCACTGTTTGGTATCTAGGCCTTTCATAATACCCAGCCACCGATTACGTAACAATGCAACTTCGTTGATTAGAGTTTCCATGTCAATAACTTCGTCCTCGCCGTCTACATATTTTTCAGCGTCTCTGCTGGTTAACGCTCTTGCATATCCTTCAAGATACTTTTGAAAATGTCGTCGACGTATTTTGCGTAACTGTATGTTGAGAAAATTAAGCACCGCTTCAATCTCTTGTAGTTGATTAAACCGATGCTCGGTAATGCCGGGCAGTGCAGTGATATTTTTTTCTACTATGCCACCGATGCGACAGTCTTTCTTGGCTGCATCTAGTTCGTGTTCGTAATATGCAACAAAATCTGGAAGCAGACTCAGGTCTGCTGTAACTTTACTATACCACATATTTTTTATACTCAGCTAGCCAAGGAAATAGCAATTCCCAATTGGTATTGCGTCTACGATCTTTTTCGTCAAGATACTTTAATAGTGTAGTGACTTCTGCAGGATTAACTTTTGACTGTGTAATACTACCCGCTATACCTGCCATGTACTTGTAGGCTATCTTGTCTTCATCTGTGTTTTGTGGCATTAGTGATAGTATATAATCAAAATCTTGTCTAAACTGCTCGCCGCCTAATATGCCAGCATTAAAGTAGCTAGGTCCAGGTGTTGGCCCACCGAAATGATGATGCACAGGTCGTATGGCATTCCACTCTTTTAACTTGATCAATAGTTCAGGCATAGTCTTGATAGTGAGTGCAGTGATAGTCTGATTGATGCTGATGTACAACCATTTGTGCATGATTAGTGTTTCAAAGTTTTTTTGCCATTGCTCAAGATCAATTCCCCATCTTACATATTCTTGTTGCGGACCCCAACAATCTATACTGCATGTTATATCAACTCGTTTTATTTTTTTTGTCAGTAAAAGTTTTTTAAGTTTTTCAACAAACATACTTAATCTATCTGGCGAAACCATGAGATTAGTTACGATATTAAGTTCGCAATCTGGGTTAGGATGTCGGTCGATCATGTCTAAGAGTTTTTCAAACTCCTTCTGATAGAACGGTTCACCGCCTAATACACCAAATCGTTTGAGTTTAACAAATCCTGAAGGGAACCACTCCCAAAAACTTGGTATTAACTCTTTATGGTGTGTCTCAATTGGTGCTAGCAATGAGATAGTTTTTTCTAATGTACCAAATTTCTGATTCTCTGTGTTTATCACTGAGCTCAATGTTGGCCCGCAGTATAAACATCCTAGATTACAAGTGTTACTAAAAAAGACTTCTAGTATCACAGGACTTACTACAATTGACTCAGGATTGTGCATCAGTTCTGGTGGCGACAAATCTGTTGCATCAATTTGTCGTAGTCGATCACTTACTCCCCCCGACTCTTCAATGTTTTTACAGTAAGAACAACTAGTTTCAGGCCACAATCCTTGTAACATTCTTTTGCGATCACTTAGCACAATTTCAGTATTGTGAAAATTATTAAAATTTTCCGGAGTCAATGGTGTTTCAGCAGTGCGATGGCAAGTTCGAGAATATCCTCCATTAAGATATAAAGACGTCCAATTCCATTTTAATTGACAACTTGTTGCAGTCCGAATTGGAAAGTATGACTTGGACATTAATCTTCCCAGTCTTTGTCATCAAAATCATCAAAGTCTTCGTCTTCCTCAGCATCTTCTTCTTCCACATAGTCTTTGTCGTTGTCGAGATATGCTGTCAACGCACGTTTGATATCTGAATCGCCCTTGAAAGCTGTGCGGATATCTTCTACGTCTGAGTCATTGTCCATCAAGATCTGTACCACAGTTTCTGCAGCCTCTGCACGATCTACTGTGTTTACAAAACGTTTGAGTTCGCCCCAAATTTCACTTGCTACTACTTCGCTCATTCTGCATCCTCCTCGACTGTAGTTACCTCTGCCTTCTGATTACCAAAGTCTTTCATCACAACATCCAAGCATGAGTCATCGTTGCGTTCCCAACCTTTGCGGAACTTCTTGATGATCTCTCCAGCACTTGTGGTAAACACAAGACTGTTGCCTTCTTTTTTAAGCAGGCCTTTTTTCTCAATCAAGTCAGTAAGACCTGAGTAAGGGCTCATACCTGTTGTGTAAGGAATCTTAACTTGAACACCTTCAAAAGGTTTGGCATAGCGTGTTTTCATAACTTTGCAACCAGCACGAATGCCGTTTACTTCGGACACTTTGTTGCCGTCTTCATCTTCTTTGAGCTTCATCTTTTTCATAGCAACCACAATACTTGACGCATAGATAAAGCCTTGACCACCCGAGATCTTGTCGTCTGGATCAAACATGTCTTGACTTGCGTATGTGTGATTGGTACACACCAATCCAACATTGTAGCTACCAAACATGTTTACACAATTACGAACAAGTGCTGTGAGTGCTTTGGGTTTACGACCCAAGTCACCTTTCATTTCACCTGCATCAAATTGGTTAACGTCTGTGGGTGTTAACAACATGCCCAGTGAGTCAATCACAAACATAACTTTAGGGCGTTCGCCATCAGGCAGGGCTTTGTAGTCACTCATGAATGTTGAAATTGTTTTGGCAACGTCATCAATCATGGCCATACTCAGTTTAAGAAGTTTGTCTGGACCGGTGTCAACTCCTAGAGCTTTGAGCCAGTCTTCATCTAGTGCGTTCTCACTGTCAATTAGCACCACAAAGATACCTTGCTCTTGTGCGTGTTTGACAATGTTGCCTGAACAGATGTAGGATTTACCAGCACCCGAATCGCCAGCAAACACAGTGACCTTGCCTAGCGGAATGCCGCGATTGAAGTCACCAGAGATCAAATAGTTCAAGGCATAGTTGCCTGTACTGATCCAATCTGTAGGATCATTGAAGCCAATGCTTAGGCCGTCAATGCTTTTTGTAATTTCCTTACGGAACTTTGAAACGTCAAATGGTTTTCCCATAATTCACCTATGTATAGAAAGAAACGCAAGAGGTGTTAGCCCCTTGCGTGATGTGTAGTGTCAATTATTTGTTTTGACGAGCACGGATCATTGCCAAGATATCTTGTGCATTTTGGCCTGTGGCTGCTGGTTTAGCAACCGGTGCTGATGCCGCTGGCACATCGTCCTCATCATCAAATGGTGATGCACTTGCTGTTGGAGCAGGTGCCGGAGCAGCCTTGGCTACTGGGGCACTTGCGGCCACAATGTCGTCTTCGGTAACACCACTGTTGCCGCCTGCTGGAGCATTAACACCTGCTGGGCGGAAGTATTGGCCCCAACGCTCTGTGTCGTACGGCTGGCCATCTACTGATGCTTCGAACATCTCTTTGATGACCTTTAACTCCACGTCTGTTGGACGCTTGGGCAAGAATGTGCTCAAGTCAAACAAGCCGTGTGCTTCAATTGCGGCTTGCTCAGTTTCTGTTAGCGCAGATTCCTTACGTGCCCACTTTGAAGTGTTGTAGTCAGCGTATCCGCCCTTTTGTGTTTTTGTAATACGGAAATCCAAACCACGCAGGGCGTCTGTTGGCAATTCTTCCAGTTCAGGATCCATTAACGCACCTTTGATCAGTGTGAACAATTGAGGACCAATGATGAATCGGCGAATAGGATTGTCCGGGGTCTTGTCGTCACCAATTGGGTTCTCACGAACAAAGCCTTGGAAAATGTAACTGCGTTTTTTCCAGTACTTACGACCCATGTCTTCAAGACTCTTGTCCTTGAACCAGGTGCGTACTTCTGCCAAGATTGGGCAAGCATCGCCCCACATCTCAACACAGGGTACTTGTACCATAACCTGTTTGGAATCCATTTCTCCTTTGATGCCGTTGAAAGGCAAACGAATCATTGCTCGTTCTTGCCAGAAGAATGTGTTTTTTGTGTTACTATCAGGGAGGAAGCGTAGCGTAGCCGATTGGCCTTCTTCCATATTCCAGTGTGGGTAGATCGATTTGTCCCCGCCACCTTGCGAACCTTGTCCGCCTTTGTTGCCTTCTGCTGCCTGTAGTCTTGCTCTGATTTCTGCTAATGATGCCATAGTGTTTCTCCTTGTTAAGTTGCCTATGTTATATGCCTATCTAAAATTTTTAGATGTGTAGTTGCCTGTGCATACAAGTTGTATTGTATACGAATGTATTTAGCATCACAATAGTAAAAGGCAAAGTTTGTTGGCTGATAAGTATCGCTATGAACAAATATGTTATTTGGTACCCTGGAGGCAATGCCGAGGGGACTGCATGGATTGAGTATCGGTTATCTGAACGACTAGGGATTCCGTTGTTTGATCAGTCTGAAATACACTGCACTCAGTATCCTCCTATCTTGGACATTTACGACGATAGAAAAAAAATTG